ATTAGTAAATTTATAAGCTCTATTCCTAAAAGTTGCTTTACCATCTGCACTTATAAAGAACTGTCCATTCTCAGCTGTCTCACATGCTTTAAGTCCAGCAAGAACATTAGTTGTAAGTGCTTGTTGTTGAACATTCTTTGTGCCAGTACCAATAGTTCTAAGAGCTGAAGGGAATCCTATTGCATTTAATATTCTTGAAACTCTTACAGAACTTAATTCTGCTGAATCTCCATAACCAAGTCTCGTTGTTTGACCAAGTTCGGTAAATCCAGTTCTTCCAACTCTCCAACCAACTGATTGCAATGTCTGACTTTGAAATAATCTAAATGCATCAATTGCAGTAAATGTAACAATAGAGTCAGCACCTTCTGCTAAGAACTTAACTGGTACTACATCTAAGAATCCACGAAAAATAACATGAGTAGTTGAATCATAAGTTGCTGATACTTTAACTTGCTTTAATGGTGTTATCTTTGTTCGATTATTAGTTGAGTCATAAAAGTGAGTTGTTTGGCTTGGATTAAATCTATTATCTTGATTTGATACAGAGAAGGATAATGTACCAGCTCTAAAGTCTCCCAGTTCATGAGACCTACCACGACTTATATCAAAGTATCTTACATAGGAACTTATATCTGTAAATGATTGACTTGAGTCAAAAGGTTCTGAATCGAATGCAACTTCTACTTTAATATCAACATTAGAGTCGAAACTTGCTGGCATTAGAAGACTACCCTCTGTCCATTCCTTTTAGCCCTATTTAATGCATCAATAATATCTAATGCTTGAGCATTAGCATCTTTGCCTTCAACATTTATATTTTGATGAATTACTACTGCATTATTTCTAGTAAGTGCTTGCATTCCAGAGCCAGCTTGTGCTGTAGGGCTTACTACATCAGCTGGTATTTCTTCTCCATCTACACCAGTCTTTATTGGTTGAAGTCCACCACCAGTAGAAGTTATAGCAATATCTTCTCCACTCTTAATAGCATTAGCCATATTTATTAAGTCTTGAAGTTTCATTCCAGTAGATTCAACTAGAAATCCCATAGCATCTTCAAAAGAACCTAAAGCATTAAGATTTGTCAATGCATCATCTAATTCTTTTTTAGCCATTGCTATTTCTAATAAATTCTCTGGTGTTTTAGCAGTAACTTCGTTTAATTCTTTTTGAGCTTCTATTAACTTATCTTCCGCTTTAGTTAGCTTTTCAAAAGCTCTTTCTTCTTCTTCCAAAGCTCTTGTTAATTCTCTTTGTGCAGTTTCCTGTTCTGATGTAGCTCCAGTAGATGCTTCAATAAGTTCAGTGTGTTTTTGTTTTGCAAGAGCAAGTTTAAGTTCCATCTCTCTTGAGCCATCTTGTGCATCACTAAGTTTATCAACAGCTTGTTTAGCATTTAAGATAGCAAGTTCTTCTTGAAGAGTAACTTTAATAGCTTCATCTTTTGCTGATGCGAGTGCTTGTTCAGCATGAATTACTTTTTGAGATGCTTTTTCTAATAACTTTTGTGATTTTGTAACTTCTTTAGATGCATCATCTCTATCTTCTTCTGCATCTTTAACTCTCTCTTGAATATCTTTTAATTTATTTTGTGCTTGAATAACCGCATCAAGTGTAGGAAGCATATTCTTTTTCATATTTTCTGCATATTCAGCACTAGCTTCAGTTGCTTCCTTAGCTGATTCAGCATCTTCTCTTAAAGATTGAGCTTTAGCAATAGCTTGGTCAGTTACTTCCATATAGCTAGGAAGTGAATTTCTATTTGCTCTTTCCATTCCTCTTTGTGCATCTATTGCTTTTTCTGTTGCTGTTCTATTATCTACAGTTTGTGTTCTGGCTTCAAACATTGCCTGCGAATATGCATTGTAAGTATGGGTATTTTCTTTTATAGCTACACCAGAAATAACTATTGCTTTAGTAGATTCTTCAACTGCATCAGTTTGTTCTTTTTGTTCTTTTATAAAGTCAGAAGTACTTTGAATAATCTTTGTTACAAATCCAACAATAGAAGACAATGCTGGAGCAATGGTAGAACCAATTAAGATACCAAGCTCTGAAAAAGCATTAGTCATTAATTCAATCTGAGCTTTTAGAGAGCCCATCTGTTTATCTGCAACATCAGCAGTAGTTCCACCAGAATCATGTAGTGCTTGTTCGTAAGCTCGTATCTCATCTCCAGCTCCAGATAATATCTTGACTGCATCTGCAACACCACGATTAAGTCCTAACTGGTCTAATGTAGATGCTTTTAACTCATCTGACATTGGAGCAAGAACTCCATCTAATTCTTCTATTAAGTCTGCAACATTCTTTAAGTTTCCATCTGCATCAAACATCTGAAGATTCAACTTAGCGAACTCTTCTGCATTCTTAGCTGTTGCTCTTGGTATATCTCTTAAGAGCTGGTTAAGTTTTTCTCCAGCTTCAGCTCCTTTAACACCTCTATCTGCAAAAGCTGATAAGACTGCAACACCTTCTTCAATACCTTTATTAGCAACTTTCAAAGCAGAACCAGCTTTGTTTGTAAGTGCTTCAGAGAATTGTTGTACAGATGCGTTAGCTAATGTGTTTGCTTTTACAAGTACATCAGTAACTCTTGTTAAGTTGTCTAAGTTTTGTTGAGCATCATCAACAGTCATACCTAATGCAGACTGAGCATCAGTTGCTAAGTCAGTAGCAGTAGCCATATCAAACATACCAGCTTGAGCAAACTTAGCTACTTGTGGTAGAGCTGATATAGACTGCTCTGCATTCAAACCAGCAGATGCTAAGAAGAAGAATGCTTCTGCGGATTGTTCTGCACCGATTCTTGTGGTTCTTGATACAGCAAGTGCTTGCTCTTCCATTGCTTTTTGTTGGTCAATGGTTGTATCCATAATTGCAAGAGACTGAGTCATCTTGTCGTTGAATGCTATAAATTCTTGAGTTGCCTTAGTCATTCCTTTAACTAAAGCTACACCTATTGCAATGCCAGCTACTTTACCAGCAGTTGCAAGTTTGCCCATTAACTTGCCAGACTTGTCAGCAGAGCCACCAAGTTTATTTAATTGATTCTTAGCTAAGTCTGCACCCTTAGTTACTATCTGAATTGCTATGTCTGCTATTGCCATTATCTTTGTCTATTCTTTTTGGCTTCAGCTTCTGCTAAAGCTCTTGCTTTATTAATCTCTCCTGTTTCCCATTTATAAAATGCAATCCATTGATTGTATTCCATTGAGCTCATTGTAGTCATAAGCTCGCCAACAGTCATGCCAAGTTCTCTAGCTAGTTTAAATCTAAATGTTAAGTCTAAATCAGTTTCAAAATTGCTCTGCTTCCGCAGAACCCCCAACACCATTTAATTCATTTATTTTTAAGAATATCCTATCAATAACTTTTGAGTCCTTCTCATAAAGTTGGTCAATAAGTTCATCATCTAATTCTGGTTCTATTACACATACCTTAAGCAGTTCTCTTTGATAATCAAAAGCATCAGCATCATCTTGATTAAGTAATTTACCAAGCTGTACTTGCATAGCTTTGTTTATCCCACGAATCTTGATAGAGAATCCCCATTCTTCGAGTTCAATATCTTCTTCTGGAACTGAAGGTAGGTTTTTAATATCATCAGCAGATAATCGTTTCATGTATCTCCCTTCTTATCTATTTAATTGTTACTTAGTGAGTTCCTCTTGTGACTGCACCAGATACTTGTAAGTCTGCACTGTAAGCTACGACATCTCCTACTGGAGAACTGAGTGCATAGTTTGTAAGTATGCCTTCGCCAGTATATTTGATTTTTCCAGAAGAAGTTCCTTCTGGGCTATATTCAAAAGAGAGAGTAGCACTTTGACCTATAACTGCTCCATATATTGCATCAGCAGTAGCATCAAAGAAGCCAGTGAGACCGATTGTTGCATCTTTAAGACCTACAATGTAAGTTTTGTTTGATGCACCAAGAACTGAAGTTTCAGCAACATCAGCTGTCTCTGGGAAGTCAACATTATTCACAAAAGCAGATATATCAGTTAAAGAACCAGATGCGTTATCTAGTTTAAAAACTGAGTCTTTTCCATGTACAAATGCCATTTATTCCTTCTCCTTAATTATTTCTTCCAAACCCCACAATAGCATTTATTGTAGGAGTTGAAGACCCACCAATCGTAGCATGTACTCTCACATATCTATTGATTGTCGTACCTTCAGCTATTTTCTTTATTTCACTTGTCGCACCTGTTGCTTGAGTGAATGTTATCAAGTCTGCGTAAGTTGTATTATCAGCACTGTGCTGAATCTTTATATCTCCAGTTGGAGAAGTTCCACTTACACTTGTAACAATTAAAAATGCACCACCACCGCCAGTTGAACTCGCTGAGTTGTCATTAGCAGTACCCTGCACTCCTGTTGTTGTATAAGCACCAGCATTTAAAACGAGACCTACTGTAACTCCATTATCTGCTTGAGCATCTATTGAAGTTGCAACTACATCTCCTACTGCACTTGATACACCATAGTTAGTAATATTAGCTGAACCAAACTGGCTTCTATCTCCAGTCTCTAGTCCATCAATACCAACAACTAAATTAAAATCTGCCCCGCCAAGTAATGGTTGCAATGTTGCATCTGCGGTAGCATCAAAGAATCCTGTAAGAGAAAATGTACCATCATCTTCTCCAGCTATGTATTCTTTGCTTCCAGAAGAACCGAAGTTTGTTGTCTCAGCTACATCAGCTGTTTTTGTTACATCTACATTATTAAAATATTGACTAAAATCTACTGCATTAACATGAACTTTAGTTCCTTTACCATGAACGAATGCCATTATTTTTTACCAGTTCCCCTTCTTCTTCGCCTTCTTCTCGAACCACTTCCAGAGCCATAACTTCTACCATAACCCATTATTCTTCTTCTTCCTTCTTGACCCATGCTTCGTTTTCTGGAGTGTCTGGGTCATCAGCTACAAAATGACCTTTATCATTCCTAGCTCTCTCCAAATCTTTTTCATCTATTACTATACCTTGTTCATTTAACCATTTGAATGATTTACCTAAATCTTGTTTAGTAACCTTACTTCCAGCTTCATATCGTTTTTTACCAACATCTATTCCGCTCATAATTATGTAACTCATGCTATTACCTCTATCGTAAACTCACAACCTAAGTAGTCTATGTTGTTTATAGTATAGACTCCATAGTTGTCTGCTTCTACCACTCTAACAGATTGTGCTTCTCCACCCAATGTTATGTCAGATTCTACTTGAGCTTTAACTGAGCTTGACCCACTCGAAGCTAAGAATGCATCTAAGGTATCTTGAGAATCTTGAGCATCAACTCTGCTGACATATAGAAAAACTGGAATGCTGTAAGTATCTGCACCACGAGCCATTGTTGAATCGTATTCAATATTATCTACGACTCCTACTACTGCTGTTGGTGGTTCAATAGAATCTGGTACAAAACCAAATACTGTTAAGGAAGATATGTTACCTAGATTAGTTGCTATACCAGACCTTATTGAAGATAAACTTGCCATTATACTTTTTTCCTTCCCTTCTTAAATTGTCGTTCTATTTGTTTTCCTGCTACTGATAATAATACTTTGCGTTCTGGAGCGGAATCTCTGAAACCCATTTTTAAGAATGGAACTATTGGCGTACCTTTTTGTGCAATCGAATTAGCAACTAAATATGGATTCATACCATGTCTCTTTGACCAACCAGTAAGTGCTTTGACTGGTGGGAAGTGTGGTCTAGTTCTGTTAAATGGTTCAGACATTTTAAATTTTTTATTTGGATTTCCATGTACAAAAGATGCATGTGGAGCTGAAGCAAATATTTTTACTTTAGTTGGAATCCTTCCAGTATTTTTAACTCTTGTGTATTTAATACTTCTTCTAAGAGCACCAGTATCAACTGGAGCGTGCTCTTTTGACTTCTCTTTGATTATCTTGCCAGCACCATTCATATAGTTTCGAAGTGGTGTCATTAATAAGTTATTGGCTTTTAATCTCTTCTTTAGATTTTCAGCTCCAGTGATTTTAAATGTAATATCAGTTGAAGCCATTAGAGTTTATTCTTTATATAACCCTTTATGAGTTCTCTTGCATCTGGGTCAAACTTATTAAATAGTTCTATTTGTCCAGTTTGCTCATTGCCAAGAATATTAAATGGAGCATCTTTCCTTTTAAATAATCTTAGACCCTGTATTAATGTTGCTTGCTTAATTGGTTCTGGAATAAATGAATATCCAAACTTAGCGGTTACTTGCACATTATTTACAATCGAAGGGTCAAATCTCTCTGAGCTTCTAGTATCTAATATTCTTAATTGAGTGAATGGAGCTAAGTAAGTTGTGCCACCAGTAATTTTGATAATGTCTGGATTTACTGGTTCAACAATAAAATCAGTATTGATTGTGAGAGTAGTTTCAAAAGTACCATCATCATTATCATCTAATTTAACAATCAGACCAGTAGTAGTAGATATATCATCTACATCTAAAATAAATACATTATTGGGTGTATAAGTTTTTACTTGAACAGAAGAGTCTTGATAAAATCTTCTACCAGTTATTTTATCTATTTGTCTTGATGCACCATCAAGAGCATTGTCGATATTATCATCTTGTCCAGAGCCACTTAATCCAATATATGCTTTTAGTTCGGTCTTATCTGCATACTGGGTAGCCATTTAAACTACTTACCTTTATTCTCTTTTGGAGCTTGTGCTTTTTTAGCAATAATATTTAATGCTTTGTAGTCTGCATCTGACATCTCTTGACCTTTTTTTCCCATAAGTTTGCCTTTACGCCAACCTTTAGGAAGTCCGCCAGTTGTCTCCATGCATTCGCCTGCATCATTCATATAAATATCTTTTTTTAATTCCATTTTTACCTCTCTGACTAAAGAGCCACCATACGAATGATGGCTCATGATAGTCATAATCTAATCTCTTAGATGTTTGTAATGGTACAGAATGCAGTTGGTCTATAAACTGGGAATCCCAATCTGACTGTTGCCTTCATAACCATAATATCTTTTACAAAGTTCTCATCATGTGAATCAGACATAGCAACTTCCATACCTTGTCTTGCGACAATATGACATGCTTGTCCGCCACCAAATACTCCAACTATTGCAGTTCCAGCTGGTCTTGTTGTATCAAGAACTACTGGCAATCCCCAAAGGGTTGCTCCGACAGTTCCACCGAATTGTCCTGCACCAACGAATAGTGGATTCAATGAACCACTGGTTGTTACTGCATTGACTTCGGTTACAACTTGATACCAATCTGAAGGGTGCATAATTATTGCATCTGGGCTTAAGAAGCTATCCTTCTGAATTTCAGTGATTGCTTCATAAATTTGTCCAATTCTCTTTAGGTTTCCACCGAATGAGCTGAAATCAAAAGTATTGATTCCAGATACATTCAATAGACCTGTTAAGTTAGCACCAGAACCAGAGCCAGCAAGAAGCTGGTCGGTTACAGCAAGTTGAACCATTGTTTGTAATCTTGAATCAAGATAACCCTGTACTGCTGAAACATCAGCAAGTAGTTCCTCAGTAACTGGTAAGAAAGAACCAATTTTTCTAATGCTCTCTGTTTTTTCAGTAAATGCTAATGCATTTTCTCCAAGAGCTCCACCTTCTGCTGTTGCAGAAGAGTTGTTAGTGAATGTGCTTTCTTCTAGGTACTTGTATTGAAACTGGTCAGTATTGATTGTATCAATTAAGTCCAAAACATTGTTTGGATTTCTGACTGCAGTTGGTACTACTAAGTCTGACCTAGTTACTGCTGGTGGGTATCCAGATTCTGTAAGAGTTGTTTTAAACTCATACTTTGGATTCCACTTTAACTCAGAAGAAATGTTTTTTTGTCCAGATTCCATATAACCTTTATATGCACTTGACTCAATTAATTGTTCTCCAACAGTTTTGTATGCTTCTTTAGCTTGTACTGCTTCAGTATGTATTGCCTTTGGCTCTACTGCTTTACCAGCTTCAAGCTCTGTCTCCATAGCTTTTCTCTCGGATTCAATTTGTGTGGCTTCTTTAACTTGTGTAACAAGTTCCGCCATTTTCTCATTTCTTTTAGCCCACTCTTCTTTTTTCTCAGAATCGAAATCTACTGCTTCAAATTCTTTGTACTCATTAAGAGTGTTCTCTCTGAGTTCGTGGAGTTGTTTCTTAAGCTCATCTAATTTTGGCATAAGTATTTCTCCTATATTTCTGGGTCATAGCTATCAGCTAAAACCCTATTTGTTTCTAATAACAATGTAGTTGCATCAACTGTATCTACTTCATCTTTGAGTTCTTCTGAAGCACCAACATCTAAATAAGTATTTAAATCTTGATATGCTTCTTGAAGAGCATCTTGTAGATTCATCAGAATACTTGTTGAATTATCTGACAATGTTTTTTCTTTTTTGAGTCTCAAAGCAGTTAGCTCTTTGAATCTCATAAGAAGAGCAGACAAATTATTAAGTAACTCATCTGACTCATCTGCTAATGTCAAACCAGAGCTATTCTCTGATTTTTCTTTAACACCTATTGTATATGTATTTTGATTTGCTCCTACTAGCACTGGGCTTACTTCCCAGACTTTTAATTCTTTTAAGTAACGAGCATCACTTGATTTACCATCTTTTTGAAATGAACCATTCTCTGAATCCAATACTTCATATCCAAAAGACCATTGCTGTAAATCTCCCATAGCTTTTACTGTTGCATAAGCATCTCTGCCTTCTTGGGTATCCATTATGAATTGACCTTTAAATGTAGCTTTGTCTCCATCAGATATTATCTCGCCACGACCTATTGGCTTTTTCCAATCGTGAGCCCAGACCATTGCTACACCATTTTCTCCATAACCAGATTTAATTGAGTTAGGAAGAACTACATCTCCATCAGAATCTATTTCATTGAATACAGAAAAAACTGCTTCAACCTTACCTTCTACTTCATTAACTGTTTTTAAGTCTATGGTCTTAGACTCAAATTTTTCTCTATCCATTTTTATATCCTCTTCTCATGATAAATCAATGTACACCTACAATTACATACTAAACCAGCTGGAGCACCATTGCTACTATCTGCTGGATAATTCAACTTATATCCAGAAATAACAAATGCTTCGTTCATTCCAACTTCAAGTCCATCTGCAAATAAATGACTATTTCTTACTTTACCATCTCTTTGGGTAAGCCACTCTTTAGTTAAAGATAATCCTGTACCCTTAGCCGATTCATTCATAGCAAAGTTTGATATAGCTGAACCTTCTGTTCTAGCAATATTCATAGCTCTACCTAGATTTTTTTTACCAATTACTTTTGAGATATCTTTCCTAATAAAGTTTTCTAACTCTCTACCAGTAAGACCAAGCTCAGAAGCATTATCAAAAGATTTTCTCAAAGCTCTGTTTAAGTTTGCTTTAGCAGTCTTAGACATGTCGGGTAAGAATGTATCTAATCTGTTTTGCACGAACTTAGCAGACTCTTTGTTAAACGATTGTCTGTTTATTGGTAATCTTGCTCCACCTCTTCTTCTTGGGAATAAACCTTCTTCAATAATTTCTTTGCGGGGTCTTCTTCTTCTAGCTCTGGTTATTCTCTCTTGCTCTGATGGTGTAAATACTGTATTGTTTTTTTCATCTGGTAGTAAAAATCCAGTCTGTAAGAATGCAAAGTCCAGAGCCATAGACTCATAGACTGGTATTAAATCTTCTTGCCAGTTCTTTGTTGTTTGCTCTATTGCATTATTAACAAGAACTTCTATTCCAACTATTGTTGGTGGATTCTCTGCTAATACTTTATTGATTGCTTTACGCTGTCCATCTAGCAGTCCATAGTATTGTCTTGCTAATTCAAAATCCCAATCTCCAATAAGTTTGTCATACTGGTCATAAACTGTATTCCTCGATTGTTTTGTTCTAAATCTATCTAATCTAACTTCCCACTCTGAGTCTCTTAGCATCTGCCTTCTCTTAATAAGTTCTGAAGCTGATTCAAAGTTCTTCTCATCTCTAATACGATTGACTTGTCTCTCTGCCCACTTTTGTGCTCGCATTCTATTTCTTTTATCTAAGTCTCCACCCCAAAGCAACCATGCAACTTGACCAGCTGTCATTCTCTCAGTCTCTCCTCGAAGATATTCATTAGCTCGTTCTGATACTAAATCTGATTCATGTCTTAAGAACCATGCGTTCATGCGGATTGCTTTATCTTCTGATATCTGACCATTAGCCATTGCTCTGGCTTCTCTCTTGGTTTTATCTCTAAGACCAGAACCAGCAAATTCTAAATTATCCAATCCTCTTCTAGCATTGTCTCTTATGAACTGTGGAACTGTGCCAACTTCTTTACCTTCGTATGATTTAGAACTTAGCGGGTGGTTGCTTGGAAGTAAATCTGTATCGAATGCACTTCTTGGAAACTTACCAGAACGAAGAGCTCTAAGAAAAGCATTTACTCTAGCATAAGCCCATTGGTCAGCTGAACGAACATTACCACGCACTGATGCTGGATTAGTTCTATAAGCTCCAATACCTCTTCTGAATACTGCTTCAAGCATTCTAAAGGTAGCTCTGTATTTTGGATTGTCTTCGTTGTGCTCTTCTACTTTGTCTCTAAGTACTCGCTCAACTCTTGCAGAAACTTGCTTACTCTCTTCATTAACGAAATTAGATATCTTCCGAAGTCTTCCAACTTCAATCTCAACATCTCTGTCAGTTTCCTCATGTTCTCCATTCTCTAATATTGCCCATACTCGAATCGTAGCAGTTTCATCTTCTCTGTTCAGTGATTTAATAATTCCATGAGCTATTGAATCTTCTTGTGGTGGTTTTGGTATTGACCAGCTTACTGCATCTCCAGCAGATAAATCCTCAATCCGAGCCATTGTAATCAGATAATCTTTGTTCGTACTCTTGATGAGTAGAGCATGGCATGTAAATTATATTTCCATCTTTATCATGTTGATGAGTTCCGCTACACCCAATCTCTTCTGCTCTCTCTTGAGCTTCTTCTATTGTTGTAAATTCATCTACACCTACCATTGCTTTAGGATTATTGCTGTAACTTGATATCTGTTCTAATCTAGCTTCAGCTAATTCTCTTGTAGGATAACAACCCATATTCCTACCAGACTCTTCAGCAATTACGCAGAATTGATTATCTACCTTCCTAATAACTTTATCTTCAAATCTTTTAAAACCCTTCTCTTGATTCTCTTCCATATCTTCTGTTACTACATCTGGAGTCTCTGGAACTTCTGGCTCTTCTAATTGAGCTGGCTCTGGTTGCTCCATGTTAGCTTGAGTTGGTATAACTGAGTTGCTTAATAGATACACATCTTGTGAATCATTCGTTGGAAGTCCTACTTGTTTTCTTGCTTCAGCAACTGTTATCCAACCACCCTGCACTCCTACATTTAACTTATCAAATAAATCTTTTTCATCTCCCTGCAAAGCTCTAACAGATGAGAAATCATATTCAGCTGATACAGCTTGATTAGAGTTATAGTCTGGAAGTAATACTTGTTGAGTTAATTCTTCTGCAACCATTCTCCATAAAGGTATTAGCTTCTGTTCAGTAAAGAACTCTCTAAGCTCAGAAGTATTATTGTAAGTAGCTCTCTCAAGCCCAGCTCCAAGTCCAGCTAAGATTGCTGGTACTCCAAGAACTGCTGATACTCTCTCTTCTGGAATCCTTCTAAGAGCTCCTATGTCTAAATCTTTTGGGGAGAATGCTAATCGTTCTACATTCATAGAACCAGATAGAATCAATGGCTTACCTTTATTTTTGCCACCAACCTTCTGTTGATATGTTCTGGATATCTGTTCTGCTTCTGTATCAGTAAGTCCATAATCATCTTTAGGTGTAATCAACATTGATGGCACACCAGAGTTAGCTAGTAAAGCTGTTGCCATCTGCCCAGCAGACTCATCTCCATAAATTTCTCTAAGAACTGTTTTAAGTGGAGAAAATCCTTTTTTATGGTTCTTTGGGTCTAGTCCAAGTCTGAAATGAACCATGTCGGTATTTTTTATTTCCATAGTTCCATTATCTAATTGATACTCATAGTGAGTAATTAATTCATTAGCTGTACCTTTAGGTATTACTTGTTCTGGCATTATTGGATAAAGAGCTACAAGTTCTCCAGCATTATTCTTTTGCTTCATTAAATATGCATCTCCAGATACATGCATTGCATTAATAATATATTGTTGAACTACATCTCCAGACATATAAGGATTCGGTCTTCTTAATAAATTAGCAAAAGGGTGGTTAGGTATTAATTGAGTTTGCCCATCTTCATCAACAAAAGTTACTTGTAGTGTTGCTTCTGAGAATGATACACCTAGTACTTGAAGACATGCTGTAACAGCTGAGTTAGATTGTCCATTGCCCAATCCAGACATATCAAAGTCTCCAGCAGAAGAGTTGTATCCTAAGATATAGGAAGAGTTACCATAAACTAAATCGTTAGGGTCATCTCTAAAAAAATTAAAACCTGTTGTCCTTTTGTATCCAGTTCTATCATCTCTGAACCTTCTCTGTCCAAAAACTAAATCTCTGAAGCTCCTTCGTTCTGCCATCTTCTCCTCAATAAGCTGTTATTGTCTTCTTCTTTGCAACTTGCAATATTCCATAAGCAAGACTATCCACTTGGTCATCATGGTCTCCACTTGGGAATACTAACAGTTCTTTTTCCAAATCAGAATACCACAAAGCATCATTAGGGAAGAATACCATACCAGCTTCCATTTTTGCTGATAAAGGTAAAGCCCTACTTAACTTATCCTTATCTGCCTTTAACTTTACTATTGGAAGTGTAGTTTGTCTGCGAATGATTTGAATTAATGCTAACTGGAATCCTGCTGATTCTACTCCTATTGATACTGGATTCCACTTTTCATATACTTGCTCTAACAGCTTTACTATATCTGGAGCTTCTATTCTTTTACGAATCACATCAAGAACATAAACATTGTTTTGTTTATCCAGTCCGATTGTTGTTACAACTGTATAGTCAGCAGACTCCTTAGTACTTGTAGCTAAATCAACTGTCGTATATATCTTTAAATCTTCTAATCGAACAGCTCCATCTTGTGTTTGGATATAAACAAAATCTTGATAGTTACCTTCTTCATTGAACTCACTAAGTGTCTCTCTAGTGTAATACTTGAACCATTCTGATTTTATTAAGCCACCAGACTGTTCAACGAACTGAGCTTCATACTCTTGACTAAATAAGAACGAACCTATCTCTCTCTTAGCTATTGAAAGTTCTTCTCTATCAATCATTGGATTGTCATAACTTGAGAACTGCCATCTCTCCCAATCTGGATTGTTCTCTGCTTCATCATAAAGTCTTTTAAACCAGTTCTGTATTCCTTTTGGTGTTGAGATAAATAAGCAACCACCTTTACGCTCAGTAAGAGTTGGTCTTAGTACTTCCTTCCAAGTCTGCTCTTTAATGAATGCACACTCATCTAATACAATGAAATCTAAACCAGCACCACGAAGTCTATCTGGATTATCTGCTGTTCTTACTGTTACGAATCCACCAGACTTTGTATATACAGTCTTCTCTGATTCTTTAACTTCCATGCCATACTTACCAGCTAAGTCTCTTACAGTCTTCCAACCTTCTAATGCCATTGCATAAGTTGGAGCAACCCACCAAGCATTCTTACCTTCCATAGCTTTAGCTAAACAAAGTAATGTACCTAATCTTGTCTTCCCAAATCTACGACCAGCAACTAAGATTCTAAATCTTGCTTTTGATTTAGCTACTTCAAGTTGAGCTGGGTGTAGCTTAGGTAGTTTGTATTTAGTCTTATAGACTTTAAAAATCGTATCCATCACGAAGCCATCTTAGTAAATCATTAAATATTTCTTCTACTTGCTCTGGTTCTAACTTAGATATGAAATAAATATTTGGAGCTGGCATTGGAATAATGTATTCCACTGTATCTGCAAACAAATCTTCATCTACTTGATAATCAGAGAAGTTATCTATAACAATATCTACAAACTTCTGATTGATTTCTTCTTCATTCATAATTTACAAGAATCTCCACAATCATCTTGAAATTCATTGGAGCTATCAACAAACACTGGGTTGTTTGTAAAT